ATATATCTCAGTTCTTGAATCCCTTCATGTGGATTCTTCTGATCAATTACTTTGTTGTAATAGAGTCTGCCATCAATATACCAATTCCTAAAGATTTCATGTGCCTTCTTGTCAAAATCAAGAAGTTCTAAGATATACTTGAACTCTTCTCTGATTTTCTTTTTGATGTTGTCACTAGCATTCAGATTAGACAGTTCAATTTCTACAGGACTATCATTAGTATCTGCAACAATTGCTTCATTTACAATGTCCTCAATTGCACTATCACACTCAGGGTAGAGCGCCATAGTACGATATCTTCTGATTAAATCACTTTCAGTTCTATAGACACCTTCAATGTCAATATACGAACCAAAGAACCCCGAACTGACGTAGTGGTCATTTCCATCTGCATTGTTAGGTGGAACTGGGGATACTACGCCAGGCGGGGTTCTTTCTGAATCTTCAATTGAGAATCCAAATAATCTCGCCATTTCAAATTATACTAGAAACTTCTGTTCTAGTTATTTATCACTGAATCAATACTTCACCTGCATTGGCACCATTGGACTCAAGTGCATTACCAACAGTGAAGTACTGAACCTGGAAAGTTACTTCAAACTTCTCAATTGCATCAGTGTCAGCATAGTCAAGTGCAATCTCAGAAATTGTTGTTGGGAAAATGTCATAGAACTTGTAAGTTCTAAGAACTGCTGACTGACCACCAGAGTTGGTAGATGCAAATGGAACTGCACCTCTTCCAAGTTGCTGAACATATGCATCAGTCATGTATGAAGTTGGGTTGGTAACACCAGTAGCATCATCCAACTTGCTCAGGACATTTGCCCATCTCTCAAATGCTGTTCTGAGTTTGAAGTCCTCATCATTGATGACTCTAACAGTCCAGGTATCAAAGGTTCTGTCTCCAGCAACCTTCAGCATTCTTCCTCTGAAAGGAACATCGATGTTGGCAACATTTGAAGCAGGCAGTGCTGCTGATTCGCACAAGAACTTGAAAGTTCCATTCTCACCATCATCTCCACTTCCCCAAGCATCAACAATTGATGATGGGAATGATGGAATGCTCACTTCAAATAGGTTGGGGCGGGCACCACCGCCCGCCAGTCTTGACTTAAATTGTGATAGGGTTTTGGTCTCTGCCATTTTTTAGGTCCTCCTATGTTTATGTATTAATAATTAAACAGTTCCAACAACTTCTTCAAAGCTGATACCAGTTCTGGTAGCAACGAAGGTCAGAGTAATGTAGTTGATTGACTTAGTTGGCTTCAAGTAGATGTCAGCTCTGAATTCATTATTATCAATCACATCAGGAGTATTATTTGTTTCATCACAGACTACCAAGAAGTCATAGATACCTCTCTTTGCCTGAACATCACGGAGATATGGTTCAACAATGTTAACAAAGTTTGATCTTGTGTTAGCATCATTGAGTTCAAAGAGTTGTGCATTTGCTGCACCCTCAAGTGCCTGCTCAACTGTCAGGAACAGTCTTCTAACATTGATTCTGTCAAAGGCAGAAGAATAACCAAGAGCAGTCTTGTCACCAAACAGAACAATACCTGTTCCTCTTTGGGTGATGATTGAGTTGATTCTTGAACCATACAAGAGGTCTCTTTGTGCCTTAGTTGGGTTGTATGCAAGTTTGATTGCATTGTTGAGAACACCTCTTTGCTGTCCAGCAGGTGAGAACCATGGATATGCAGTGATATCAGTTCTAACCATCAGACCTGCAATATCACCATTGCAAGGAATGTATCTGAATTCATTATTGAATCTGTCATAGGTGTACTTATATCCAGCATCAAATACTGCATATGAAGAACTTGACAGAGGTGCAAAGAATCTCAGAACATTATTTGTCTGAGTTGTTGTGTTGGTTACATCAACAATGTTTGCTCTATGTGGTGAGACTGTAGCAATACAATCCTTTCTCTGATTAGCAATAGAAATCAGGAGGTTTGCTTTTGCTTGTGAGTCTGACTCAGCTGTCAAACCAGGACCCATCATCAGGAAGTCAACTGCAACTTCATCTTTGTTCTCAAACAAGTTGTAAGAAGTTTGCAGAGCACCCAGTGTTGCCTGATAACCACCGGTGGTTGAATAGTTCTCACCACCACCAAAGGTGTAGGTTACATTACCAATTGCACTGAAGGTTACACCTTGTGCATTTTGTCCCCAGAGACCTTGACCAGTGGTCAGTTTTGCATAGGAACCACTAGTTGAGAAACCAGCAGCATTTGGTACAGTTCCCCAATAAGCATCTTCTGCATTTGATGGGCTGTAACCAGCATAGATGTACTCAGAATTATCTGCAATATAATTCTTGTAGTATGTCTTGGTTGGTGCATCTGCATCTGCAGTAGCATCAAGTGCCTTAGACAGGAAGGTGTGTCTCTCCAGGATGTTGCCCTGAATACCAGTTACTGAACCAGTGTCATCAACAACTACAACGTGCAGTGAGTCATTTCCACCAGATCTTGTAGAAGAGTAGTTGCTTGTTACAGGTCTTGAAGCAACATTCTTCCAGTATACTGTTGAATTGGTCAAACCCAGAGTTTGTTGGTCATACCAGTCAACAACTGTTTGTGCAGTTGTGGTTCCTGCACTGATGTTTGTTCCTGCATTGTTAGTGAACCACAGTGAATCACCTGCTTCAAATGACCTAGCAGCATCACTTTGTGCATAAGTGACTGGATAAACAGTTCCTGCAGTTGAAACTCTTGCAGTGACCTTAATGTCAATAGAACTATTACCACTAGTTGCATCTGTTGTGACACCAGTAATGATGCCCTTCAGATAACCATCAAATGTTGAAGTTGAACCTGCTCCAGGAATAACAACACTGGAGAGTGTAGTGGTTACAGCATATCCAACTGTAGCACCAATTCCTGCAGGGTTGGTTGTTGCAAGACCAACAGTCTGGTCAGCAGCATTATCAATGAAGCAAACCTTCAGGCCATTTGACCATCTGCCAGGATTCTTAGCAGCATAGGTGAAGTTGGTTGCTGAAGTATAGTTTGACTGATAATCATCATAGTTTTTGATTTTCAGTGTTGTGGTGGTTGCAATGCCAACACCAGCATTTCCATTCTTCAGGTCGTCATCATCTGTTCTGACAACTTTCAGAACACCGCCATAGGAAAGGAAAGAGGAACCAGTCATCCAGTACTCATACTGCCTATCAGCAGAGATTGGTTCACCAAAAGTGTTCAAGTATTGCTGTTGGGTGTTTACTTGAACTACTTCATCAACAGGTCCAATTTCAAAAGGTCCAGCGATAGCGCCAATGTTGTCTACAACATTTTCAGCTCTCCCTACTGTTAAATCAACCTCTCTGACAATAATGCCTGGAGATAATTGAGGAGTCGCCATGTTTCTCTCCCTAAAATGTCTCAGTTTATCTGGAAATATTTAGGGTTTTGACTGTTTTCAGTGGGGAATTTGGAAGTGAACAACCTACCAGTCAGGATATTCCCACCTGTCAAATATTGCGGTGGTCATTCTACTTAAAATAACTCTCTTCTTAGTACACTCTTTACACTCATAAGAGTATGAAGATGCAACTGGTCCTCTGTCCTTTCTTGTTCTATAAAACCCATCTATGAGGTTCTTTATTTCTCCACAGGTTCTACACCTTCTATCATTTAAGAAAAGGTGATTAAGTTTAATCTGACCATCTAAGTCCATTACATATAGTCCCACATATAAGATCTGTCACCATACTCATCAACATGCCAGGTGTCTCCCTCAGCATCTACAAAACTAGTAGCATCCAAACCATCAGACAAGAATCCAAATGGTGCCATGTCCTGCTCAATCTGATTCTTCTGCTCCTCATACAATCTCTTTCTGACATCTTGGTCAGTTAATTCTTTGAAGTAGTCTTGAGCAACCATCCAGGCATAGATAACCAGACACATTGCAAGGTCATCATTACAGCCCTCTTCTGCTTCAAAGGAGTTGTGCTTAGATACAAAGGTTGTTAGTTCTGAAATTGTGTCATAGTCACAGATGAGAAGTTTGTTCTCCTCAATCATTGTCTTGAGGTTGAGGGATCCAACTTTCTTCACAGTCTTGGACATCTTGACACCAAGTTGTGTCTTCTTACCAGAGAATCCTTGGCCTACAATCTGACCTGCCCTACCTCTCATAGAACACATCAAAAGATTCTGATATTCTAGGTCATATTGAATGATTGATGCCACCTGGTCACCAACATCATTAACTTCACAAAGAATAAACGCATCATTGTAATTCTTTGCTACTTCATAGATGACACTAGGGAATAGCATAGGTTTGATTTCATTATCCCTATACTTTGCCACCATCTTGTGTGGAAACTTGCTGATATCTATTACAGTAAATGCAGAGTAATCTCCTCCCACACCTCTTGCAACGTCAACAGTCATAATATAATCATGACCCTGACGAACTCCTTCATACACATCTAATCCAGCATTTTGCTGAATGGGTTTCTCATAAACAAGAGTTCTCAACTTTGATGGTGCAATCAGAGTATCAACAGATCCAAGGAATTCACATTCAAACTCAACTTTGAACTGTGCTTCTGATGTATTCTTGATTGTCTGTTCTTTCCAGACTTCATCTCTTCCTGGAACTTCAGACCAGTGAACATCTGTAGGAACATATTCATTATTGCCTCTTTCAGCATCATGCCACATCCTATAGAAGTGGTTCATGCCATGAGGCGTTGAAACTATGATGACTTTTGTGCTTTGACCAGAAGTAATAGTAGGATAAACAGATGCAAAGAAGGAGTCAGCGATGTGATTAGGGACGAACGCGAACTCATCGAGAAAGAGGATATTGAACGACATGCCTCTGACAGCACTCGCAGATGTAGAAGCTGCCAATATCTTACTGCCATTTTCTAACTCCAGTGAACCCTTGTTCCATGATAGAATACCTTGCTGCATCCATTTAGGCAAGTTT